CCCCTTTGCCGCACTCTCCGTCCAAACCTCCTTATCAAACCGGAGAGCCTGTAGATGCGATTTATTATCCTTGATTCCAAAGATATAGTCTACGCATTTATTATCCACCTTCCTAAAACAATTCTTTCTGGCAAACTTGTCGAATTCCCCAGGGTCCATAAGACGACAGGCATGCTCATTGGGATAGGGCTTTAATTCTTCCCCCTCTTTAAGAATACTAGGATCATCCGGGGGAATATGTTTATACCAATCAACATACCCAGTTGCTACATTGGGAACACTCATGAGTTCTTCGGATTCGGGGAAGGTAAAAGTAACGTCACCACTTACGTCCGATTTATCAAGATCGTCAAGCACTTGAACCTGAATAGTGGTTTCGTCCACAATCTCAGATTCCGTTTTGTCTATCTCGCCCAACACGTCATCTTCTTTCTCGGGGCGAGGGATGAGAGTAGCCCCAGAAAGGTATTTCACCAAATCGTCTTGCTTAAATCCAAAACTTCTTCCCTTCAAAGCATTCTGGAGGGCATTCGGATTAGAAGGTACGGCACAACCGGAGAGTTCCAACAACTCCTGACTAGTATAAACCCTTCCATATTGAAATTGATTTTCACCCTTGAGTTCATCCGGCAAAGGTTCCCACTTAGAGGGGATAAAACCCACGGAGGAGGTGTTGATGATCTTCTCCCCATAAAGTTCCAAAATCATGTCAGCAAAGGGGTAAATCCCTTTGGTCGGAAAAAGGAGTTGAAATTCCATGTTGGGGGGATCTTTCCGCTTGATGACCTTTTCCGATCTGGCGATGGGCACAGACCCGTAGTTATGTGCCCAAAGGAAAACGGGGTTCTTCTTGTAGTTATCCAGTTTCCATCCAGACAATCGAATGATATCCCCATCTCTGTCTTGGGTTTCATCCGTGCCTACCATGATCAATTGCCTACGCCCCATATCCACACTTTTAACTACCCCAGCGTAGTCAAAACTGAAAACGTCTTGCCCCTGATACTTTACAGGAGAACCATCCTGTCCTACTAATTTAGTGGCCATGCTTTCCTCCTAGTCTTCATGGTTGCAACAAATAATGGGATTCAGGAACTACAACTTCAATACACCTGCAATTTATCACTTCAAATGCAGGACCATTAGAATCCCCAGGAAAACGCAAAGATGCTCCACTAGGCATAACCCACATATCTCCCACCTTGACCGTTTTCCCATGCATAGCCCTATGAGTAGGACGTACTCTTTCATCCAAAGCTGTAAACCATTGTTTTTCCCCAAATCCAGACCTACTTATGGCCAAATGCCTACCTTCATTAGCAGCCCCAATTATTTCAGTACGGGCTATCGTTCTGGCTCTATTTTTAGACATATTGAAAACACTGCGTATCCTATCCGCTATTTGATCAATAGTTTCCCCATTTTGGTACGCTTCCATCAATTCTACTCTAATCTGATCCTTAATCGTTTGAAGTATTCCCTTAATTTGAATATTTTTCATCATTAGAAAAGCCTGAGCTTCCGCATCAGAAACATTCCATATTATGTTTGCTCCAATATCCTCCAATATGGTAGAAAATCCTACAATTAAAGCATCCTGATAAATAGGATCAGTAAACTTAGAGATATTCTTAGAATCCTCTGAGAAAAACTCATCCTCTACATCCTTCGGAGCTTTGACGTTCTTATACAAATTCTCCAAAGTTCTCTTTCTCATATCCGTGAATACTCTAGTCACTTTCTTTTCAAATTTGTCTTCCAACCCAGATACTTTTTGATTTAGATTATTCCAAATATGTTCGTTTCTGGTCTCCTCTGCACTAGACATTCTACTTTCTTCCCCTTCCGTCAATGCCTTTGGAGGCTTCGGAGGCGGAATGGGGGCCGAAGGAGATGGAGGGGGCGAAGGGGAAGGAACCGCTGGGGGCAATGCAGGCAACGTTGGCTCTGGGGGATTAAGAGCACGATCTACAGGTTGTAAATTAACCGCCACAAATGCTACATTTCTCCAAGGCTTATTACCAAATCCCATATCTAGTCTCTGATTAATCTCATTGGCAGTAAACCCCATTTGCCACATCTTATGGGCAGTATCTACCTTTTCTTTCAGTGCTTCTTTGAGTGCGGCTACCGTAGTAACATCAAAGATTACTTTAAGATTGGAGTTTTGACGAAACAAGATAAAGTTCAAAGCCGATGCTGTCATAGACATCAGGGGAATATTCGTCCCTTCCCACCATTCTTTGCGTTCTTCCCTAGCTGTGGCATAATTAACATCTTCGGTTACAGATACGATTGCCTTCTTCATTCCAAAAATCTGGTAAATTCTTTCAGCGGTTAATTTCCGCAAATCCCCAAATTCCATATCCTTTTGACTCAAACCTGTTTGGGTATACTTTAGACCCTGTTCCAAAAGAGCTATCCTATGTGCTTTCCTGAATCCCTGGTGCCTGGCCTCAAATTGCTCCCTAGTCCTGTTGTATTGCTTATCCCCCAACTTTTGTTCAGTAGCAATAACCCCACCAGGGGATGCCCCCTCATCAAAGAATACAGAGGTGTAAAACGCCGCTTTGTAATCAACTACCACATTCATTTTGCCCGCTTCTAATGGGGACATGCCCTTTAAAGGATCATATGGATTAAACAAAAATATTCTAGCGACCTCATCCACATGTAGAGGTATGCCATCCATAGAAGGTGAAATATGACCATCAGTGAATTGCCCCGTTTGATTGTAAAGCCACCCCATCAGAAGGTTTGTTTTGGGGTCTTTCATGGGCCTAATAAACTTATTCCTCACCACCCAAAGAGAACTGGGAGGATTAAGGCCAGGAGGGTAGGGAATAACAAAGACTTCGCCATCATGAAGTAGATAAGTAATTACTGACTCTATAAACGAATATCTATCCGTAATATAATTGGGGCGGGAGAATAATTGAGACCATGGATCAGAATCTGGGAGAGGAAGATTCTCACCATTTGAATTAATACTTTTAACGACGATCAACGGAACTTGTGATACGGCTTTAGCGGTAGTGGAAATACAAATATATACCAGGTCCGATTTCCTGTAAGGCTCCCGCATTACTTCTTCTTCACTTACCCCCAACATTTGCTTATTTCTTATAAAAACGGAGTCAATATTGTTCTTAGCAACGGAACTTCGCATCAACCGTTCTAAGCGTGTAGTCATCCCTATCTCCTATGCCATAAAGCCGCTGAGTTTAACTATAAACCGTATCAAGATTATTCTCGACCATTTTTATTACCCCTCTTCCTCCGGTGGTGGTTTTTTACCGTCATCCTCCGCTAGGAAATCTATAATATCCCTTATCAAAAATCTTGCCACGATACCAACCCCAAAAATGATCAACAGCCAGAAAGTTGCCTTCGCTACCGACTCAGCCAACATTTCATTAAACATCGCCCCTCCATTATAGAAATCTGACTAGCTCCCTCTCTACATCAGCATAGTCCATAGAAAAAGCCAGCATCATACACTCAGCCTTATCTGGACTGCGGCCAGCCAACTCCTTCTTGATAATCTCCTTATCTATTATTTTGATCTTCCCACTCCGTAGAAATTCTATCTTTATTTTGGATAATTCAAAAGCCAATTCATCGTCATCTATAGCAACCAACCCTTTCTCAAACAACATCTTCAAATTCCAATAGTATTGAGCACGTTTGTTAAGAAATAACTTGGCCTCATCTGGATCGGAAGGATCAGGAGCCTCCCCAACATTCACACCATTAACTGGGTACTCTTCTTCCAGTAATATATCTACAACCCCTCCCCCAACACCGATGTCATCTACATTGATTGGAGGGAAAAAGGCTTCCTCTGTCTCTTCTTTAACCTCTCCCTTTAGTCTCTTATCCAATTCATTCAAATTCCTATATTTGAATTCTGGGATAAACCCATTATAAATGTCAATCATCTTTCCAGCCGTTTCTGTTTCTCTTTTCTTTTGAGTAGATTCGTGTAACTTGAACAATCCTGATTTATATCGTACTCCATATGTAGTGCTATCAGATCCTTGTCGGGCTACGTCTAATCCAAACGCATAAATTCTATCTGCCGTAAATACTCCCTCCCTTCCCTTTTCCAATGCCTTCTCAATATACCGAATAGGAATGAGAGTGTCTTTGCTTTCCTCCGGGAATTCCCCTAAAACCCTCACTCTGAATAAGTTGGAATCGGCCCCCCACTTCCTTACTTTGTCATCTACCCACTTCTTGACGGTGAGTTTGGGGTAGATTATTCTATCGTGCTTAACATTTGGGGAATCATAGCAACTAAGAGTAAAGGTCTTAAATCCTGAATTCGGCTTAAACACATCGGCAAACGCCCCTGTAGGATCTACAGGGTTTCCTATGTAAAGGACAAAGGTGCTTTCTGAAGTCAGCAAAGCATCCAACGCCTCAAACGTAGTTGGTACCACGCCCCCAGCCTCATCAACAATAACAAAGATGTTCTCCTCATGAATACCCGTGATATTGTCTAAAGGTTTATCAGTAGAGAAACCCTCAACAAACCACTTATCCCCCAAGTCTAAACTAACTTGATTCATCTTTCCACCAAGTGGGGTACGAGATCGGTTGTACTGGTAATGTATTTCCCCCCACAAAGCACGACGAACTTGCCGGAAGGTGGGGGCTGTGGTCATTCCAGTAGCATGCCAAACATAGGCAAGATAGAGAGTAATTCCTGCAGCCAAGAACGTCTTACCAACACCATGTCCAGACTTCACGGCTACCTTACGATGCTCAACTATAGCATTAATGATATCTCTTTGCTTACTCCATAAGGGAGTAGGGTCCCCAGGTTTCCAATCTTTAGGGGGCTTATCATGCTTCCAACTATCTATAGGTATGCCAAGCTCGTCCCTCCAAAATAGAAGGGGCCTTTCCTTATACCTTTGCATCAAACTTATTTCTTTTGCAATTGGATTACTTGCTTCTTGACGGCGAATCTCCCTTTTAAGAATAGGAACGGATATGGGGAGATCAATCAGTTCTAGCAAGCCAGGATCTATGGTAGGATCTTTAATAAAAGGCTCAAAATCCTTATCGCGTGGACCCATTACCTTGGGGCGTTTCGGGGAGGGGTTATCGGGGGGTTCTAATCCCCCTCCCCCCTTCCCATTTCCGTTTCCCCCACCTTTTCTACGAATTAAAATCAGATCGCCCATTATTTTACCTTTGGGGGCACAAGAGGCACAGATGGGTGTTCTTCCCCCCGTATCTTACATTGCAAACACGACCTAATTTCTGTATGATGATACATAGACCTCTTAAAAACATCCGACGTCATTCTTGACTCATGATCTGATATATCTCCTTCAATTCGTTTGACAGTCTCTGTCACACGAACCTGGGTCAACTCCACTTTTCGAAGAATCTCTGCATTTGCGTTAATAGATCCCTTAATATCACTGATCCCCCACCCAAGTAACGCCAAAGCAATCACTATGACAGGTTGCGTCATTTTCAAAAATACATCGTATACCTTTCCGTTGCCATTTGAAGAGGGCATTTTTGTTTGTTCTCCTTTATGATGTAATCGTTCGCCCTCACCACCGTAACTTTCATTTACTTTATGCATAGTATCTCTTCTTATTTTATATTTTGCAATTTATTAGATGTTGATATCTCCTGAGTTGCAAAGTCTAGTGCTCCCTCCATCTGAATAAGGTAATCCCGTATTTCTATATATCCATCCCGATCAAGTATAAACCATTCCTTACCATCTTCTATTTTATACCGCATTATCACATCCGGTCTTACCGGAGCCATTGGCTCCACTAAAACTACCGGGGGGCACGATGGAACAATAGTAGTGCTAATGGGTTGGCGACAAAGGCGGCAACACCCCGAAACGGTAAACGCCATTGTCGACGCCAAGCAAAATAGCACTACCCGCCACATTATCCCCCATAAAGAATGGAACAGTCGGTGCATCAAGTATCCTCTTAGCAGCTACCGCAATTATAGCTATATTGTCAAGAGCACGCTGTAAATTTCTATTTTGAGTGTTGATCTTATTCTGGGTAGTCTTTAGAGAAACGAGGGCTTCATTAACGAAACCTTGAAACGTTTTCATTCCTTCTTTCATACTACTTATTGCAACTTTTGCATTATCCAAATCCTTTTTCAATGTAGCTATATCTGCTTCTCTGGCAGCAATTGCCAGTTCTTGTTTCTGCACAGAATGGCGAAGTATAGCTACATACCCCGCCACCCCCGCAATCAGCAGCAGTAAACCAATACCTTTATAATTTCCTATTACCCAGGCCCAAAACAACTCAATCACCAAACAGTGTAACTTTAGTCGTCCGATACAGATAACCTGCCAATGCGCCTGACATAAAACCCTTTACCACGTCGTCGAAAGTGTACCGACTGTCCCTTTCGATGAAGTAGCAAAACACCATCCCAAGAAAAATTGGGCAAAATGGAATTAAACGTGTCCACCATTTTCCCGGCTCCAACTCCGTTGTACGTTCTCCCGCAGGTGTCTCTGGGGGGCTGGGCAGAAAGTATTTCACTAATTGTGTCAACATCACGGCGATCAACACCGCCTTCATGTTTACAAACTGCTGTACTATCTGTAGATAATCCAATTGTGCATACCTCCTTTATTTCCTCGTCACACCATGAACAATCCCCTGTGGGTCCCCAACATTTCATTGTAAGGGGTGGGGGCGTTGTACCCCGAAATACAACGCATCCGGGAAAGGAGAGGAAACCGGATTTGGACCCCACCCCATCTTGTCCCCCTACGCTGGGGGAGCGGCGGGGGTGTTCGCCGTGATCGCCGCTGCCACTGCCGCTTTATTTGCCTCAGCAGCAGCAAAAATGGCATCCACCTTCGCCTGAACGACCGGGGGCAGATTGATCCCTGCCAAAACATCGTCCAACTGTGCTTTCAACCCTGCGGTGAGAGTAGAAAGAGAACTAATGAGAGTTGTCTCCTCCGTCACATCTGCAAGAACCTGCTCTAATGTAGCAGCCATCATAGCCTCCCTTGTTTTGCTCTCCCGAAGTAACTTCAGGATGGCATCTAATTTTTCGTTGGTTTCCGATTTCCCCTCATGAAAATGGTGGTGCATTTCCACCCGAAGTAGCATCGTTACCTCCTCTTCCACCCCCCTTC